AGGCATTTCTTTCTTATGGGTCTTTTAAGATACAAAACAAAAAAAACAAAAGCTCTTCCCCTCTTTATCCTTTATTTATCCTTAATTTACTTATATGGGAGGCCATAGGCCGCCCTTTTTAATTCCTTTAATCTCTTTAAATAACAAAAATAAAAGTAAAACCAAAAATATTCCCGGGAGCTTTTCTTTTCTAAGGCTCTTTTTTTTTCTTGACAAAATCTCATATAGGTGTAACAATAATATGCTATGAATAAATTCTTAAAACTAGCGCTATTAATTGCAACACTAACTACAGCGGCCTTTGCCCAAAATGCCCCGGTTCGCGCCTCTTTTGAGGCCGGGTACACCTCAACGTACCTTGTGAACGGTTACGGACGGCTCAGTAATTCGTCACCAAGCTGGCGACCCAAATATCCCAAATTCCACAGAAGCAAATATCAAGGTTGCTCTACAGAACAAGTTCTTTCCACCTTATGCCAAGGGTGTATATGATATTAATCTAGAACAATATGGATATGGCGTCGGCATTGAGCGCCCAACCAGCGTATTTGGTTGGTTCACTGTTACTCCTGCTTTGGAGTACATTAAGCTTAGCGATTCTGCCAATGCTATTGCTAAGATTGGAGTCAGCAAGACTCTATTTGAGCATCTAACTGTATTTGCCGAAGCCACTTACATCAAGAATGACTTTGATGTTGCTAACTTTAACTTTGCCCGCAAGGAATTGGACGGCGAGGTAGTTGGCGCTGGTGGTTTGCGCTGGACCTTCTAATAACTAATAAATAAATTAAATTTACCCCTAGGTTGAAAAACTTAGGGGTTTTTTGTTTTTCTTATATAATAGCTTTAATGTCAAAACAAGATAAGTCACCAAAGATCCTTCAGCGCGATAAGTTCAAGGAAGAGCTAAAGATAAGAGAACTAAACTGGACAGACAAACAAAAAGCCTTCATTGATATTGCCCTGAATAAGGATGTAAAAATGATGTTTATTAGCGGCCCCGCCGGGTCTTCTAAGACATTGTTGAGTATCTACTGCGCCCTTCAGCTAATTAAAGACAAGAAAGTTAGTGACATAATGTATATAAGATCTCCAGTAGAGAGTAGCGACAGCAAAATTGGTTATCTGCCTGGAGACGCAGATGAAAAGCTTAAATATTATAACTTACCCTTTGCAGATAAGCTAGAAGAGCTACTATCTAGACAATATATTGAAGCCTTAAATAACCAAGGCCGCATTCAGAGCCATCCTTTATCATTCGTGCGCGGCATGAGTTGGAACTGTAAGGCTATTATTCTTGATGAAGCTCAAAATTGCACCCAAAAGGAAATCGTAACCTTAATGACAAGAGTTGGAGAATTCAGTAAGTGTTTTATTCTTGCTGATCCTGACCAATCAGACTTGGGCAATGGCAAAGCTGGCGGCTTTGACAAGCTTCAATCAATTTTCGGAGACCAAGAAAGCCAAGATAAGGGAATCTATTCTTTCCAATTTACCGAAGACGACATCAAGAGAAGCGATCTAGTTAAATTTATAGTCAAAAAACTAAAAACTTTTTCTCCAACCGTTCGCGTATAAATATTTTGTTAAACTTGCTGCGAACTTACGGACATTCTTTTCTGATTTATCCCAAAAAAAAGCATGAGCGAACTCCTCAATACTAACAGCCATCTCTCTTCGCGGCAAGAGAGAGGCTTCTATAAATATTTGGGGCCGCTCGTTCTCAGGAGAGTCACACAATCCTTCAGCCTTGTCCCTAGCTGGGATCTTTATTTTGCTAACAGAATATTCTATGCCTTTATCGGTTTTAAATTTAAAACTTTTAGTGGTTTTTTTAGGCATATAGTGTATAATTCTTAATATGAAGATCTATTGTCAAAAATGCGGCAACGCGACAGAATATTCCTTTGATAAGCCAAAGTTTTGTTCTGGATGTGGTTCTAGTTTTGTCATTGCTTCCTCTTTTATTTCGAAGGCCGCAAAGCCTACCCCTAAAATTACACAAGAGGAACAAGAAGAAGAAATCGGCGCAGAAAGAGTGCCAGACATCTCTAAGCTAGACTTTGATATAGACATAAACCCTCAAAGAGGAGTAAAATTAAACAATTTAATGGGAACATACAATGGCCAAAGTACAGACGAACCAACTTTTAGCGCACCAAGGATCAGCAAAGAACAAGCGCTGGAAGATTTTAAACGAGAAGCAGGATACTATCCTTCTCGTCAATCAATGAATGAAGAAGAATAAATTAAAGTTTGAAAATTATATCAACTTAATTAACACGGAAATAGCAAAAAGAAAACACAAGTGGACATTATCCGCGCTTAATTGGATTGACTTTGAGGACGTATCTCAAATTATTAGATTCCATATATATAAAAAATGGAGCCTTTATGATCAGCGCAAACCGATACTCCCTTGGGTAAATAGAATAATATCCAATCAGATTAAAAACTTAATTAGAAATAATTATGGTAATTATGCGCGCCCATGTTTGAAATGCGCCGCCGCCATAGGAGAAAATGAATGTAAAATATATGGTAAGCAAGATAAAAATTGCCCGATGTTTAACAATTGGCTAAAAACAAAGAAAAATGCTTACGATTTAAAAATGACAGTGTCTGTTGAAGACCATTCTCACGAAATAAATAACCAAACAACTCCAGAATACAATATACAAAAAGCGGCTGCGAATTTGCACGAAAGAATGAAGAAAATTCTCAAGCCGATAGAGTGGAAAGTGTATGATTTATTATATATTCAAAATAAAACTGAGGAATATGTTTGCAAACATTTAGATTTTAAATACGATAAAAAAGCGAAAACAACTTACAACAAGCAGCTTCGCAATATTCAAAAATCTATAATAAAAAAAGCAAAAGATAGCCTCGCCAATGGAGAAGTAGACGTATGAATGACATAGACTTAACCCAAGAGCAAAAAGATATTATAATTAAAACTTGGAACGACAGAAAAGACAATCCTCCGAGTTTGCAAGAGCTTACCCAGATAGCTTTCCCAGACATTCCAAATGTAGACGGCAGAAGCAAGCAGGGCAAGGCCGTGAAAAATTTCTTGGCTTCTAGAGAACTCAAAGTCAAAACTAAAAGCGAATACACCCCAAAAGACAGAATAGATTTTACTCAAGACCAGAAAGATTATATTGTTAATAATGCCGCTATGATGACGGCGGTGGATCTAGCTAGAGAGCTTTTTAATAATTATGGCCTAACAAATCTTTCTATAGAGGCTAGAAGCGTCCAAGAATATCTTGATACTCTTCCTAAAAATATACAAGCCAATACTTCAGATAGAGAAGACGACCAAGGCGAATATAAACCACCCAAAAACCTTGAAAGAGCTTTAGTTAGAGTAAATAAATATGTTCTTAACGGTTTAGACAAGGACAAACTCACGGCAAGGCAAAAAAAAGATCTAACTTCTCTAATATCTTATCTTCATACATTTAGATTTAGTCATCAAATCGGCACTTACCTCACAAATGAAGACAGAGAATTATTCGAGAGTAGTTTTATTAGATATGCGTATGATAAAGGGGATTTGACGCAAGAAGAAGTGGATCAATATATAATATTATCTACAGAAGTTGTAATTTCTGCTAATATTCAGCGCACTATCCAGACTCTTCAAGAGCAGATCGACATTGAAGTATCTTCTGGCAATAGGATTCCAATGCCGTTGATTGAAGCAGTTACTTCTGCTCGCACAGAATATAATCAATGCGTAACTCGCCAGCAAAAACTCCTTAATGATCTAAAAATAAAGCGTAGCGAAAGACTTTCTAATCAAGTAAAAGAAAACGCTTCTATTCTTAATCTAGTGCAAATGTGGAAAGACGAAGATACTAGAAAAGAAATGATAAAAATGGCTGATATGAGAAGAGAAATTTTAAAAGCGGAAGTCGGACGCTTATCATCTATGGATGATGTTAAAGCCAGAATTTTTGGCTTGACCGAGGAGGAAGTATTAGATGGTTAAATGTAAAATTTGTAATTTAGAATTCGAAACAGATAAGTCTTTTCATGGACATCTTAAATCTCACAAGTTGAGAATGGTAGAATACTACCAAACTCACGAACCGAGATATGATTTGCTCACTGGAGAATTAATAAACTTTAAAAATAAAGATTATTATTTCTCAAATGATTTTAATAATAAAATTTCTATGAAAAAGTGGCTGAAAGGACAAGTTCCAGAAGCCCAAAAAGATTATTTAAAAAAACTCCTATCGCAAAGAAAGGAAAAACACAATTTAATTTATGCGCCTACTGAAGTGGAGCTGCGCTCTATTACTAGCCCTCCCATTCCTTATTATCACAATCTTTTCAATGATTATTATAAGCTTTGTGGTGAAGTTGGTTTTAAAAACAAATACCAATACCCAGAAGAAGAATTGAATTGCGAAATAAAACAAGGTTTTAAAATATTTATTGATACCAGAGAGCAGATGCCTCTCGTTATTGATTACCCAACGGAAGTAAAAGGCTTAAAATTCGGAGACTACGCTATTAATGATCCCGAAAACAAATGCTATATTGAAAGAAAATCTATAGCTGATTTCATTGGAACAATGAGTGGCGGATACGAAAGATTTTGCCGAGAAATAGAAAGATCAATAGCCGCAGAAGCTAATCTAATTGTGTTAGTCGAGCGACCTTTGCAAGAATGTTTGAGTTTTCAACACCTCAACTATGTATCAAAGAAAATTAAAGTAACCCCAGAGTTTGTTTTCTTTAATGTAAGAGAGCTAATTCAAAAATACTCTAATGTTCAATTTTTGTTTGTTGATGGCAGAGAAGAATGCGTAAGAGTAATGAAAAGAATATTTTTTAGCGATGGAGAGTATAAAAAATATGACTTGCAGTTAATGTACGATTTAAATCTGCTATAATATGTGGCACGAAACACCTAAATATAAAAAACCAACGGAGAATTACAATGAAATTTTCCGACAACTACAAGGAGAGCTAGAAGATAAAGAGGCTAAGATTACTTTGTGCAAATTTTTGCGCCAGAATCTTTACTTCACTACATATTTATTAACAGGAATAAAGCTCTCGGCCTACCAAGAGATTACTTTGAAAGGGATGTTCAATAGAAACTTCTCTATGTGCGTATGGGGCCGTGGTTGCGCGAAATCATTTATCGCCAGTGTCTATTGTGTATTGCAATGTGTATTTGAGCCTAATACTAAGATTCTTATAGCTGGTCCGACATTTAGAACAGCTAGAGCTATATTTAATAATATAGAAAAAATGGCCGAAAATAAAGGCGCAGAATTATTATTCCAAGCTTTTGGAGCTAAGAGCAAGAGAAACGATCTTTACGAATGGGATATCAATGGCGGGTCTATTAGGGCTATTCCTCTAAGCGGCGAAAAGATTCGTGGTTTCCGCGCCAATATTCTTGTGCTTGACGAGTTTCTTCTATTACCAGAAGAGATTATTAAAAATGTGTTGATGCCGTTCCTTGTCGCACCTCAAGACATGAAAAGACGTATTGATGTGCGCGAAATGGAAGACTTGCTGATTAAGGAAGGAAAAATGAAAGAAGAGGAGCGAATGGTTTTCACAAATAATTCTAAAATGATAGCTCTTTCTTCCGCAAGTTATACATTTGAAAATTTATATAAGACATATCAAGAGTGGATAACCAAAATAACTTCGCCAGAAAAAGAAGACTCTACTTATTTTGTTTCTCAGTTAGGTTATGAGGCACTGCCTCCAGAGATGATAGATAAGACCATCATAGAAGAAGCTCAAAGCGGCGGCACTTCTCATTCAGCATTTCTTAGAGAATATTGTGCTCAATTTACCGACGGATCAGACAGTTATTTCAGCGCGAAGAAGATGGAAGAATGCACGCTGAAAGATGAATATCCGCACACTTTGGTTAAAGGAACCCCCGGCAAGAAATACATAGTTGGCATAGACCCCAATATGAGCGATTCGCCAAACGCTGACTATTTTGCCATAGCTGTGATGGAGTTAGACGAAGAAACTGGAGTTGGCATATTAGTGCATACTTATGCAGGGCTAGGAAATTTAAATAATCACGTTAAATATTTTTGTTATATTATGACTCACTTTGATGTAGTGAGTATAACGTTAGATAATGCTGGCGCAGATATTTTTATAGATACTTGTAATCAATCAGAGATATTCAAAGCGGCTAAAATAAATATAAAAACTGTAGAATTCAATTCAGACGCAGAAGGAACTGAACTAGAAGCCGAATTAAGAAAAGCCAAGATGAGCTATAACTTATCAGATGGCAGAATAGCATTTAATCAAGTATTTACTTCTAGCTTTATTAGAAAAGGCAACGAATATTTGCAAGCATGTATTGATTATAAAAAAGTATTATTTGCTTCTAGAGTTTGTTCTAATGATAAATTCTTTGACAACGTGATTGGAACTATATTGCCAAAAGATTTGATATTTATTGGCGATAAATCAGATTGGACAAACCTAGACTTCATTGAAAATCAAGATGACTTTATTTATCAAACAAAGAAACAATGCGCGTTAGTAGAATACACAACAACTTCTAGAGGCATGCAAAACTTTGATTTGCCCCAGCACTTAAAGCGTGGATCTTCCGTTACAAGAGCTAGAAAAGATAATTATTCAGCATTTATGTTGGCTAATTGGGGCGTCAAATGTTATAACGATATTATGAAGCAGACTGTAGAAAATAATACATTTACGTTTACTCCAGTAATGTTTTAGTGTAACTTTATATTAGCATGGCCAATTTGATTAGGAAAAAGCAGGTAGATCAGGTGGAATTCTCTGGCTTTATTATAGAAGTAGCCGATGAGAATTATTATCCATTGTCTACTAATCCGTCTGGATACGTTGACCAAACAGTTCTAACTTCTGCTACAGGGACTCTAAATTCTTCTATTAATTCTGTTTCTGGAGTATTAAATACTAAAATATTAAACTCTGGAATTGCTGCGAATGCTTATACAGATGCAGTTAGTGGCGTTTTATCTACCAGATTATCTGATTCGGGAAGTTATTTAAGCGGTCAAACAACTTCTTTAAGTGGATATACGGTTTCAGTAAGCGGAAATTTATATGC